ATACTGGCTGCACTTTAGTTGGCACCGCTGCTGTTTCGGCGGCAACATCATGCCAATGGCGTGTCCGTAAGTCTGGTGATGGTACTTTTGTGTTCAACCGCGTCGCAGGTTAACGCGCAAAGAGGGGGTGTGAGTTAAACTCACCCCCTCGCTCTTGAGGTAATTATGCACATCTATCTCAAACACCCCAAGCACGGCAACAAGGTCGCAATCTCCGATTTAGAGGCTGAGGCCGACGTCAAAGAGGGTTGGACACGGTATACTTTGGATGCGCCAGCGCAAGAAGCAGCGCCCGTCAATGAGCTAAAACGTCGTAAGCGAGCCGAATAATGCAACAGTTCTTCGATGTAGTTCAGACCCGTTCAGGCGCGGCTATTGCCGACGTAAGAGTAACGGTTTACAACTCATCGGGCGGGGCGGCTACGCTCTACAGCGATAATGGCGTCACGCCAAAAGCTAACCCCGTCACAACCAACGCTGACGGCGAGTATTCTTTTTACGCTGCCAATGGTACTTATAGCGCAGCGTTTAGTTCATCTGCTTACGTTAATGAAACCCGTACGGGCATTTTGCTGTACGACCCCGCTGATGGTACGGCGGTTCAAATTGGTTACAACGAAGGTGGAACAGGTGCAGTAACTCGCACAGTGCAAGCCAAATTGCAAGAGTCGGTTAGCGTTAAAGATTTTGGTGCTGCGGGTGATGGGGTGACAGATGATGGCCCTGCCGTTCAATTAGCAATTAACGCTATTGCGGCTTTGGGTCGTGGCACGGTTGTATTCCCCGCTGGTTACACATATTTGATAAATACACAAATTAATGTTTGCAATAATTTAGTAGTAATGGGTTACGGCGCAAGAATTCTTGCTGGTACATCATGGTCAAACATTGATGCTCCATTGTTTAAAAATTTTACCGCCGCCAAAATGAGTATTGCTCCAGGCACTATTACCGCAACGTCTAATGTTTCGTTTTATGGTTTAGAGTTTTACGCACAAGACACCGGCGGGGCGGCTGGCGTAGCAAATGCTAATATGCACGGCGTTTTAATTTGCATGGGCAATAGAACTGATGTGAATTCTGCGGTTAATGGTTTTACCGTGCAAGATTGTTATTTGCATGATTTTAATGGAGCAGGTGTTTTAACTTATGGCGGTCAAAACATCAACATTAGTAATAATCGTTTTGTTAATTTTTTTGTAAATACCAGTTTGTCAATTGGTTCGGGATTGCAATTAACCGATGTTGATGGTTTTGTTGTTGATTCTAATGTGTTTAATCAAACATCTGCGAATTGGTCTTGGCATGGCATGACAATTTTAGATTTTAACACTCGATCACAAAATGGTGTAGTGTCAAACAATATCATACGCAACATGACTTACGGAGATGGTATTTCATGTGAAGGTAACGGAACAGACAATATTAAAAATACAACTTTTGTTGGAAACATGATCAACAATTGTAATGGCGATGGTATTGGTGTTGACAACTGTTTTCAAGTTGTTCTTTCTAGCAACACTATTCAAAACATAGGTGGCATTGGTTTTAATATTGGTCAAACAGAAAACGTAATTATTAACGCAAATTCGCTTATATCTGTTGGTTCAACCGCAATTTATGGAAGCGGTGACAAAATAACAATTACTGGAAATTACATTTCAGGAACAGCTTATGTAAGTGCAACGTATCAAGGCGATGGCATTTTGGTTGTTCCTACCGCAACTAGTAACGTAAATTCAGCTTTAATTTCTGGAAATTATTTAAAAGACATTGCTGCTTGTGGAATTGTTGCACAACAAAATACAAGCATTATGGGTAATTTTATTTATGATGCAGGGCAAAGTGCGTCTGCAACTCGGCGGCAAGGAATTATTGCTAAGCCTGATTCAATCGTAATTGGAAATACTGTTCAAAGCGCAGGGAATACAACTTACGGCATTTCATGCGGCGATAATCCATGCACAATGAGCGGCAATCAACTTTTAGGCACGTTTACAAGCGGAAAAGTATTTGTAGGTTATCGCGGTGCTGTTTCAACCTCAATTGTAATGAACCAAAATCAAATTGAAATGAATGGTGTTACCGGAAATATTACCGCTTGGGATACAACTACACCGGCTAGTGGCTATTGGATTAAAGGTGATATTTTTTATAACACTGCACCGGCGGCTAGTGGTTATATTGGATGGGTTTGTACAACAACTTCTTCTACTTGGAAAACTTGGGGCGCAATTTCTGCGTAATTTAAAATGACAATCCTAGCCGGTACAGTTGCGACTTACACAGCGGGAGATCAGATCAACGGTGCTTTGCGCCTGATCGGTCAACTCGCTGAAGCCGAAGAGCCATCTGCTGCCACGGCTCAAGATGCGTTGGCGTCGCTCAATCAAATGATTGACTCATGGTCAACCGAGCGTTTGTCGATTTTTACCACTCTTGAGCAGGTGTTCTCTTGGTTGCCAGGGCGTATTAGCCAAACGCTTGGCCCCTCGGGTGACTTTGTCGGGCAGCGCCCCATCCTGATGGATGACGCCACTTACTTTGTCGACCCCGCCAACGGCATTTCGTTTGGCATTAAACTCATCAATCAACAGCAGTACGATGGTATTGCGGTAAAAACAGTCACAAGTACCTACCCACAAGTGATGTGGATCAACACCAATTACCCCAACATTGATATGCACATCTATCCTGTGCCTACCAAGATACTTGAATGGCACTTTATCAGCGTTGATCCGCTAGACACACCTGCGCTACTCTCGACCACGTTGGCGTTCCCGCAGGGCTATTTGAGGGCGTTTAAGTACAACCTAGCGTGTGAGATTGCCGCTGACTTTGGTGTTGAGCCTAGCCCCCAAGTGTCGCGCATTGCCATGGCGTCTAAGCGTAACCTCAAACGCATCAATAACCCAGGCGATATCATGTCCTTGCCTTACTCAATTGTGGGTACGCGGCAGCGCTACAATATTTTCGCTGGCAATTTTTAAGGTTTATGCATATATACTATGTTTACCTTTGATAAAACCTTTAACGCCTTTTTTCGAGCGCAAAAGTCCTTGGCTTTTATATTTGTCAATTGCGTGTTTTATGTTTTGTTGATGCGTAACAAGTTCAAGATTTTCCAATCTGTTGTCTTGTCTATCAAGATTTTTATGGTTAATTTCAAGACGCCCTTCAATCTTTCCTACAAACGCTTCCCATATACATCTGTGTATAAGTCGATGCTTGTATACGCCATCTTTGCTTGGCGTAAAATAAAAGTAAAAGTCAGAACCTATTTTAGTTTTAACTGGTCGAAATTTAGCGTCACCTTTCCATGTTTTTCCCTGCTTAATAGAATGCGCGGTAGTTATGCTTGTTTGCAAAAATTCAGCAACACGTTTAAGGGTAGCCCCATCGCAAAACATTTGTCTGGCGGCTTCAACTTGATCTGCGGAAAACAACTTTCCTCTAGCCATGCGCCTAATATTTCCTTGGTCGCTAATTTCGTACAAACCCTCAAAACCCAATACAGGTTTCCACATTTCCATGGTTTAACTCCTTTTAAGTTAAATAGGAGTATAGCATGAAGAGTCCAATACTTGGCTCGGCGTATGTGACTCGCAGCATCAACGCTGCGAATAACAGAATGGTCAATATTTATCCTGAGATCATTGCCGAGGGCGGTAAAGAACCTGCGTTTCTGAACAGAGCGCCAGGGCTTCGTTTACTCACCACCGTGGGCACAGGCCCTGTGCGAGGCTTGTGGACGTTTGATAACAATATGTACGTTGTGTCGGGCAACACGCTCTACAAACTAGATCTTCAGTACAACATCACAACGCTTGGCGTAGTAGCCAACGATGGGCCGGTGTCGATGACTGATGACGGCATCCACCTAATGGTGGCGTGTAACGGGCCGAGCTTTGTCTACAACGCTGACACCAACGTCTTTGGTCAGATTACTGATCCTGATTTCCCTGGTGCTTTAACCGTGTCGTATCTCGGCGGCTACTTCGTATTCATCGAACCCAACAGCCAACGTGTGTGGACGTCTACCCTGCTTGACCCACTCAGTATCGACCCGCTCGACTTTGCAAGCGCAGAGGGCGATCCTGACCATTTGGTGTCATCTATTACCGATCACTCCGAGGTTTGGTTGTTCGGTGGCAACTCTGTCGAGGTTTGGTACAACTCGGCGGCAGGTGGTGCGGGCTTTCCACTCTCACGCATCCAAGGTGCGTTTAATGAGATCGGCTGCGCTGCAACCTTCTCGGTTGCCAAGCTAGACAATGGTTTGTTTTGGCTCGGCGCAGATGATCGTGGGCGCGGGATTGTTTATCGCTCACAAGGCTACACCGGTGTGCGTATTAGCACCCACGCTATCGAATGGCAGATTCAACAGTACGGCGACATTTCGGATGCCATCGCCTACACCTATCAACAAGACGGTCATGCGTTTTATGTGCTGACATTCCCCACCGCCAAAGCCACTTGGGTGTTTGACGTCGCAGCTCAAGCGTGGCATGAGCGGGCGAGTTTTAGCAACGGCGAATTCAGCCGCCACCGTAGCAACTGCCAAGTGTCGTTTAATCAAGAAATCATTGTGGGCGACTATCAAAACGGCAACTTGTACGCCTTTGATCTAAACGTCTATTCGGACGGCGTACGCCCCCAAAAGTGGCTACGCTCATGGCGGGCGCTCCCCACAGGCACCAACACGCTCAAGCGTACCGCCCAGCACTCGCTGCAACTAGATTGCGAAACGGGTGTGGGTGGCGATACCGATCCCCAAGTCATGTTGCGTTGGTCTGATGACGGTGGTCACACATGGTCAAACGAACATTGGAAACCAATGGGGCGCACGGGCGAGTACGGCACCCGCGTCATTTGGCGTCGTCTAGGCATGACCATGAAACTGCGTGATCGGGTTTATGAGATATCAGGCACCGATCCGGTTAAGATTGCCATCATGGCGGCAGAACTTGACGTGGTGGCAACTCGCGCATGAACTCTACCCAAATCCCTGCACCTCGGGTGCCTGTGGTCGATCCCGCAACTGGCTTAATGTCTAGGGAATGGTTTCGTTTTCTTAACAACGTCTATGAACAATTAGGCGGCGGCACAGGTGCTGCGTCCGGTACGTTTACAACAGCCGATTCTAAAACCGTGACGGTTGTCAACGGCATCATTACAGGAATAGTCTAATGTCGATCAATATCTCAGCGTTTGCCGGTGCGGGCGCACAGTTCTTTGACGCAAATGGTGCGCCACTATCCGGTGGCTTAATCTACACCTACGCAGCCGGTACGACCACCAATGCGGTGACGTACACCTCCCGCACGGGCACTTCTAACAACACCAACCCGATTGTGTTAGATAGCGCAGGGCGCACACCGGCTGAGATTTGGATGGACGGCGGGTCGCTGTACAAGTTTTTGCTAAAAGATTCAGCACTTGTACAGATCGGGTCGTATGACAACATCCCCGCCATTAACGATGTCACAACCATCAACAGCCTGATCACGGTTGCGGGCACTAACACGCTTACCGGTTTGGCTACCCCCTTGTTGGCGGCGTACACTGCGGGCGCACAGTTTAGCTTTGTGGCTCAGAACACCAACACCGGTGCGGTGACACTTGACATTGACACGCTCGGCGCTAAGTCAGTCACCAAGTACGGCACAACCGCTTTGGTTGCGGGCGACTTGGTTGCGGGTTCTATTGCTTTAATTGAGTATGACGGTACGCGGTTTCAGTTAATCAACCCCGTGCCTAGCAACAAACTTACGACGTCAATTAAGACTAGTGCTTTTGCTGCGGTATCAGCCAACACTTATGCGGTAGACACTACCACGGCTGCGGTGACCGCCACGCTGCCCGCCTCGCCTACGGCGGGTGACTACATTACCTTTACTGACTATGCGCGTACCTTTGGAACGTACAACTTAACCCTTGCGCCCAACGGCAACAAGATCAACGCTAGTACTAGCAACGTAGTTTTGAACGTGTCAGGCGAAGCGGTGTCAATTGTCTACATCGACGCAACACAAGGTTGGTTGGCTTATTCTGGATTTACTTCTAACCCAACCACAAACTATTCGGCTAATTACCTTGTTGTGGCGGGCGGCGGCGGTGGTGGGGCAACGGCAGGTGGCGGCGGTGGTGGCGCAGGTGGGCTGTTAGCAGGTTCTGTTTCATTAATTGCAAGTACAGCTTACACAATTACCATTGGCTCAGGCGGTGCAGGGTCATCTGTTAACACAGCAACAGGTACTAACGGCACAAACTCAAGTATCTCAGCAATTGCAACTGCCATAGCTGGTGGCGGTGGTGGGGCAAACTCTACCAATAACAACGGATTGTCCGGTGGTTCTGGCGGCGGCGGGTCTAATACAAGTAGTGTTGGCGGTGCGGCTACTTCAGGACAAGGATACGCAGGTGGGGGAGGTGCTAGTGGCCCGACAGGCGCGGGCGGGGGTGGCGCGGGTGCGGTAGGCGCAAATGCGGCAGGTTCAAATGGTGGAAACGGCGGCGTTGGCGCAACAAGCACTATATCAGGCGCATCTGTTTATTATGCCGGTGGTGGTGGAGGTGGTGGAACTGTTCAAGGCTCCGGCGGTTTAGGCGGCGGGGGTAATGCTGGCGGCCCAGGCGTTAACGGCACTGCCAACACCGGCGGCGGCGGTGGCGGCGGAGGAACGCCTGGCGGCAACGGCGGCTCAGGCGTTGTCATCATTGCTTATCTCGGCAGTCAGCGTGGCACAGGCGGCACGGTCACAACATCAGGTGGCTACACCATCCACACGTTCACTTCGTCTGGCACTTACAACGCATAAGGAGAATATGTTGAGCAACTACGCAAAAGTTTTAAACGGCTTGGTTTTAGAAGTCATCGTGGCTGACGCATCATATTTTGATACGTTTGTAGATAGTTCGCCTGGCACTTGGTTGCAGACCTCCTACAACACCCGTGGCAATGTCCACTACGGGCAAGATGGGCAACCGGATGGCTTACCTCCTTTCCGTGGCAACTACGCGGGTATCGGCTACACCTATGATGCTGTAAACGATGTGTTCTACGCCCCTATGCCTACCGAGGGCGATTGGGTGCTAGATGATCAAACTTGGACTTGGGTGGCTGTGTGAAGGTGACCTTTGACCTCGACTTTCTAAAGCCCACCTTGCAACAAAAGATTGACGTGCTGCAAGACGAGCTTTTAAAAATGCCACAGGCTGACATTGTTACAACTCACGTTTTCAAAGACGGTAAATACATTCGCACGATGATTGTGCCACCCAACACGGTCATCGTTGGCGCAGCGCATAAAACACCATATAAAGTTAGACTTGAAAAAGGTACAATTTCAGTCAATTTAGGCGACGAACTTTACACGTTAACCGCGCCTAAAGAAATTGACGCGCCAGCGGGAACACGCCGCGTCGGGTGGGTGGGTAATGAAGAACTTGTGTGGGTCGATGAGTACGACAACCCTGATGGTTGCACCGACATAGATGAAATTGAAGAACGAATTTACGTTATCCCCGAATGTGGGTTGCTAGATAAAAGATTGGCGTTGGCAAATAATAGTGCTAGGCTAGTCTTAACGGAGAATTGATATGGCTGGAGTTATTGTTGGATCGGTAATTAGCGCGGGGTCATCGTTGCTTGGTGGGATGAACAGCGCCAGTGCGGCAAAAGCCGCCGCCAACACGCAAGCTGAATCCGCTAGAGAATCAAACGCGCTTTCGTATCAGATTGCACAGCAACAACTTGCAGCTCAAAAAGACGCGCTAGACCGTCAAATTGCTTCCCAAGGCGCTACGGTTGACAAACAACTGCTTGCCCAACGCGACGCGCTTGATCAGCAATTGGCACTTCAAAGCAGAATGTACGAACAAGGTCGCACAGACTTTACACCGTACCGTGAAGCGGGGGCTGCTAACGTCAACCAACTCAATACGCTGTTGGGGCTTGGCGGCAATACGGGCGCAGCTAATTACGGCAAATATGCGACCGCTGAATTTACACCCGAAATGTTTGCAAAGGGTGTTGACCCAGGCTACGCTTTCCGCTTAAGCGAGGGCTTAAAGGGTCTTGACCGTCAAGCCGCTGCCCGTGGCGGGCTGATCTCAGGCAACGCTTTAAAGGCAGCGTCAGGCTATGCCGGTGACCAAGCGTCACAAGAATATCAAAACGCTTTTAACCGTTACCAAACCACCCGCACTAACACGCTTGCACCTTTCCAGGCTGGCGCGGGCGCAGGGCAAAACGCTGCGGCTATGCAAGGCGCGGCAAACGCTGCCTATGGCAATGCAGCAGGTCAGGCTTATGGCAACTACGGTCAAGGCGTGTCAGGGGCGTATGGCAATCAAGGTCAACAGGCTAACGCAGCGTATGGTGCTTATGGCTCTAACGTAGCGGGTATCCAAGGCGCGTACGGCACAAATGCTACCAATGCGTTGACGGGCGCGGCAAATGCCAATGCGTCGGGCATTGTTGGCGGTGCTAATGCAATGAACCAAGGCTTGAGTGGCATCAGCAATCTTGCCAATACCTATTACGTCAATAGTTTGCTAAAGGGTAGAAACGACCCAACAACGCAAGCGGGTGCGACAAACACATACAACACCATGATGGGCAACGGCGGTTTTGGGTCAGGCAACGCGTTTGGCAACCAAGATTTAGGTCAAAACTTCTAAGGATTAAATCATGCCACTCGACACTAGTATTGCTATGGGCGTACGTCAGCCTGAACAGCCCAATATGCTTGCCCAGATGGGGCAGATGATGCAGTTGCGTCAAGGTCAGCAAGAATACGAATCGCAAAATGCGCTATCGGATAGTTACCGTCAAGCGTACGCAGGGGGCAAATTTGACCCTCAAGCCGTTATTCGCAGTTTGGTTGAAAGTGGGCAAGGTCATCTTGTGCCTAAAGTTGAAGCGCAGATGCTCAAGGCGGAGCAAGATCGCGCAAGCACTAGAAAGACTCAAGTAGAAACATTAGGTAAAGATTACGAAAACCTTAGAGTTGGGTTAACAAACATAACCGACGAAAATGGATATTACAATTGGGTTCAATCAGGGTTTAGTAATCCCGCAACCGCCGCGCACTTGACTCAAATGGGCATTACGCCCGAGAAAGCATTAGCCAATGCTCGCGCTATGGTTGCTAAAGAAGGGTTAAGCACAGCTATTGCTAAGTCCGCAATGGGAATCGGCGAATTTATTAAACAAGATTTGCAGCTAAAAAATGCAACTCAAAACGCAAACATTGCAGCAGCGCCCGCCAACAGGCGTTTAGACTATGACATTAAAAACCCTGTTCAACATTATTTTACCGGTGAAGACAATACTTTAATGGGTGTGTCTACTCGCGGCGGCGGCGCTGCGGCGGCGGTACCTATGGCTAGCTCAAACGCCCCGCCCCCGCGAGTTACAATTGGCGGTGAGGCAACGCCTATGGGCGCAGGGTCAAGCATTATGAATCCCTCATCGGTTAATGCTTTTAACCTATATACCCAGAACGGGTTAATTACGCAGCCTCAAACTCAATTGCCTACAGGATCAAACTACGCCAAAGTACGTCAGCCTCCAACTGCAATTACAAACATAAACGCATACGCGCCAGCAAGCGAAACTGCTCAAGCGGAGTTTATGAAAGGCAGCCGAGCCACATTTGACCAGTTAAAACAATCTGCAACCGTACTCGATAACATTGAAAAAGCTAAAGCGCTTGTGCCAGCCGCCAAAGGATTTATGGGGACTGGCGGGGAAACTTTACTTGAAGCTGCTAAGTTTATGAACAACAGACTTGGCACAAGTATAGACACGGCAGGCATTAAAAGCGCTGAAGAATTAAATACCCGCGCATTTATGGGTATTTTAGATAACTTGAAAAAGTTAGACGCTCAACCTTCGCAATCACAACAAGCTGCGTTGAAACAAGCCTTGGGTAGTCTTAGTACCGACCCTAGTGCTATGAACGCGGTTTTAGATGTGTTTGGTGACATCGTGCGTAACAAAGTTGACATCTATAACCAAGAAGTTACGGGCGCTGAAGCAAGAGGAATTAAATTTCCCTATAACCCCGTAATTAAACTTCCTGAAAGAACGCCAGCTAGTACAGGCGATATATCTACGGATGCAGGCGTTGCTAAAGTTATTAAATCCAATGCAGAATTTAATGCGTTGCCTTCAGGCACAATATTTACCGCACCTGATGGAACCACTCGGAGAAAACCATAATGGGCTGGCAAGACGCTCCTATTGTTGAAAGCGGCGGCTGGGAATCCGCGCCAATAGTTAACGCCAACAAGACTATGTTCGCTGAAGGTATGCCTGCGCCGCGCAATTACGCTGCGTCAGAAGTGCCCGCCGCATTTGTAAAAAATATACCTAGCAGCGCAATGGAAACCGCTAAAGGTATTTATCATGGTGTTACGCATCCAATTGATACGGCTAAAACGCTTACGCAAGCCGTCATTGGTGGCGTGTACAACGTGTTGCCTGAGAGCGCACAAAAGTATTGGAAAGATGTATCGGTTAATCCTGCGTTATTAGACGAAAACATTAAAATCGCCAACGCAATGGGGGGTATGTACAAAGATCGTTACGGCGATTGGGAAAAGATCAAACGCACGTTTGCTGAAGACCCTGTTGGTGCGGCGTCTGATTTATCTACAATATTTACCGGCGGGGCTATGGCAACCGCTAAAGTGCCTATGGTTGGGGCAGCGTTAAAAACTGCGGCAGCAGTAACCAATCCATTTGCTCCTGTTGCTGCTGTTGTGCAACCTATTGCTAAACGCGCGGCGTCGGCGTTACAAACCCAAGAGCAAATCAATGCTGTCCGCGACGCAACTGTTAAAGCAGCGCAAGCAAAAGGTTATGTGGTAACTCCTGGAAGCGTAGCGCCTGAAGGAAAAAATGTTCTTGCCGAACGTGTGGCGGGCAAAACTAATACCGAACAAATAGCATCTGTTAAAAATCAAGCGGTAACGGATAGATTAGCGCGCAACGCAGTAGGCATTGACGAAACTGCGCCGCTTACCTCGGATGCTATGAAGGCTATTCGGGCAGACGAATATGTAAAAGGTTACGAACCAATTAAACAACTAGGAACAATTGCGGCTGACAATGATTTTATTAACGACCTTATAAAAGTAGAAGGCACTTACGTTGGACCTAATCGTTCATTTAAAGACGCTGTGCCTCCGGACGTTGAAAAACTTATTAAAACTTACACTGTTAATAGTTTTAACTCTGCTGACGCGGTTAACGCTACCAAAGTCCTAAAAGAACAAGGAAATGCTGCGTTAAATAAAGGCGAAACAGCAGTTGGTCACGCAAAACTTGATATTGCAAAAGCATTAGAAGACCAAATTGAACGATCATTAGCTAACAACGGTAACCCAAACGCAACGGCTTTACTTGACCAATTTAAAGCATCGCGGAAACGCATGGCAATTAGCCATACGATTGAAGACGCAATTCGCGAGGGCAGCGGTTCGGTTGACGCAAAAAAATTAGCCGCAGATATACAACGAGGCAAATACATGACCGGTGATTTAAAAATTGCCGCTGAATTTGCTAATACATTTCCCCGTGTTAATCAGCGCGTTGGCGCAATAGGTACGCCTGCTGCGGGCACTATGTTGCAAAATAGTTTAGGCGGCGCGTTGGCCTCTGCTGGCGGCGCTGCATTTGGCTCACAGTATGGCGGCACCGCTGCGGCATTAGGCGCGGTTTTGCCCGTAGTTCCAACCGCTGTTTCTGCAATTATGCGGCAAAAATTACTATCTGCTGGTGGTCAAGCAAATGTTATACCTAACTATGCTAGGTATGATAACCTTGCGCAAGGCATTATGAACCCACAACTAAGAAATTATTTGTTAAGCGCGCAAGGTACAAACGTACCTAGTCAGTTAAACAATTTAGCTCCAAGGCAATAACAATGGACTGGCAAAACCTAATCAATTTCGGTGCGGGGTCATTACTTGCCGTCGGCGGTTGGTTTTGCCGTCAGTTATGGGATTCGGTCAAAGAACTCAAGACCGACATTGCTGACCTCAAGTTGCACGTCAGCGACTCCTACGTTAAGAAGTCCGAGATTGACACGATTAAAACAGAGATGGATAAACGCTTTGACCGTGTTGAGCAGATGATCGCTCGCCTCTACGACAAGATTGACGCCAAGGCAGACAAATAATGGATCCGATTACCCTACTCGCAGCCCTTGGCCCCCTTGCCGTTGATTTGGGCAAGAGCTTGATCGGGCGGTTTATCCAAACTGACGTCTACAAACCCACCAACGTGGCTGAGTACACGCAAATGCGTAACACCGATCTTGAGATGTTTAAGGCGATGAACGCTGCCGGCGGCACAGGCACTACCTATCCGTGGGTTGAGAGCGTTGTGCGCCTCATGCGCCCCGCGGTGGGTGCCATTGTGCTCGGCACTTGGTCGTACATGATGCTCTCAGGCCAAGACAACAGCGCAGTCAACAATTTCGCTAGCGCCGTGGGTTTTTATTTGTTCGGGGATCGCACTCTTTTTTACGCACAAAAGAAATGATTACCGAGGCGTTGCTTGTCCAGTCACAGACTTGCACCCCCGCGCTTGCCGAGAAATGGTGCGTCCCACTGCGCTATACATGTGATAACTTTTATATAAATACGCCCGAAAGAATCGCAGGGTTCTTGGCGCAAGTCGGGCATGAGTCCGGTGGGTTAAGATTTACAACTGAAGACTTGCATTACCGCGCAGAAACATTGACACGCATTTGGTCAAAACGATTTCCGCCGGGGGTTGCCGAAAGCTACGCCATGCAGCCTGAACGGATTGCAAACCGCGCCTACGCTGACCGCATGGGTAACGGTAATGAAGCTAGTGGTGAGGGATGGTTATACAGAGGCAGAGGTTTGATCCAACTAACTGGAAAAGATGCGTATGCAGCGTTTTCTTTAGCTGCGAATAACGAAGCATTGGTTAAACCTGATTTAGTTGCAGAACCTGAATTAGCGGCGTTGTCAGCCGGTTGGTTCTGGGTAGATAAAGATTTAAACGCTCTGGCAGATGCAAAAGACATTGTTGGCATGACAATTAGGGTTAACGGCGGCACAAACGGGTTAGATGACCGCCAAATGCGTTACTCACGTTTAATTTCTTGTTTATAGGAGTTGTAATGAAGATCGTTACCTTACTTAGCGCAATCGTCTTTGTTTGGGTGTCAGCCCTTGTCAGCACCCTCCACGCCCAAACCATCGCCATCTGCAAAGGTGAGTACGCGCTATGCGCGGCCTCTTCTACTACGCTCACCGGAAATCTCATTAAGGTTAACGGCAAGACATTCAAGGAAGGCGTGGCGGTGTGCCCCGTGCTGACGGGCGCTGCGGTTGCAAACATGGACTTGATGCAAGGCTCTTGCGACGCACCCAAGGGTAAGGTATGGAGTCTATTCGGTGTGCCGCCTCAAACCGCCTACCCACAGGCACCGGATTGGACGGTACAACCCGCTGTGTTCAGGTCATTCAAGGTGGGTGACACGCCAACAACCGGCATGAGCAATATGTGGAGTTTTCTATGCACCAAACAAACCAAGCAGGTTAATGGTGTGACCTTAGCTAGTTGCTACGGGCCGGTGATGGAGTCGCCGTGGACGGGCAACCATGTGGTGCCTGGGGAAACAGCGTTTACCCAAGCACCGGCGGGTGCCTCATATCCTGTTGGCGGTAACGTACCTTAATATGCGACGCCACAAGGGGATGTACGCACAGACGTACCGCCCCGTGTGGATTGAACGGGCAACACGCCCTGTCCAATTGGCGCTAGTACGTTCAATATTTTTCTGCGCAGTATTCACAATACCCCTCCTTGAGTTCACTACAGACTTGGCCACACCCGTCGCAAATCCACTCGGGGGGAAAGACATGCTTCTTAGGGCGAGTTTCAAAAAGCCACATACACGCCCACACCATGAGTGCCATTGACCCGTAAATCCACATCATAAATTCTTCAAACATTTCTGCCTCCAATTGTGATGATTGTGACCTGCTCTTTTTCTGCACGCCTAGCGTTGATTCTAAGAGCCAAGGGCATCTGATACGCGCCTTTGACTAACTTGGGTGGCACAGACGCTATGAACGCCTCCAAGAGCGATCTAGGGTTTGTGGGGCCACCGCCCACCACCCTTGCTGCTGACGCTAATACCGCCCCCTCAGAGTCGGCGCTGTACCCCATCGTCCTTAATTTGAGGGCGGCTACCGCGTAAAGGTGTTTCATATTTTTCCAATAGGATTTGAATGTCCACGCGCAGCATCAAATGCTGTTGGCGCAGCCTGGCAATGTCATCGTCAATCTGTGCAAGGTTCTCGATAATCTGTTTGTAGATTTGATTTTCGGTCATGTCCTCTCCTTTGTATACAACGGTGTCCACTTCAAATCAACCTCAACACCCTGCTGATGCGACAACATTTTTACTCGACCATCATCACGCAGGACTGCCCACGCAACAGGCTCTTGCTTAGGCTTGTCTAACGGGTGAAACCGCGAATAAAACATTTCTTGCACCGCATCATGCCTGTTGTAGAAGGCAACAACGTGCGTACCTTCAGGTGTTACATCAACACCTATGTCTACTGGAGGTAATAATTGCTCAG